CGCTAGTTTCTCACGGATATTTATTGCTGGTTTGCTAGCTGTTATAGCCATCTTATGTCTCCTCTACTATGAGGCCACCTTGTGCGGCTATCTCAGTGGTTGATGTGGATGTTTCGTCTACTCGCCTCAAACCTTGGAATACACTTCGTCCACCTGATGTTCCTACATGAAGTAACTCAGTTGAGTCGTCAAAGGCTAGGGCAGTCACTGCGTCTGATGAGCCGTTCAGCGTACACTTAGCATTGGCTTGGAATAGGACTTTCTCAGCTTCGTAGATTTCTTTGATTTGCTCGGCTGATGGTGCTGTTGCTGAGATTCTCCATAGGGCTAGTGAACCGTTAGTTAGTGGATTACCAGAACCAACATTAGCACCCAATATTAAAGTTGCGTCAGAAGGGTCACTGATATTTGCTGTTGATGATATTGACCCCCAAGATATTCCGTCTACATATAAACTTAAAGTAGAAGAGGAACGCAACATTGTTACGTGATGCCAACTCCCATCGTCAATAGTATTACTAGGATTAAGTGTATTATTTCCAGTGCTGGAATTTGCAGTTCTAAGGCGAATAGTTCCGTCTGACATTATATATATTTGAAAATAGTTATTGGCAGAACTATCCCCTCTAAAAACTACACATTCATTAGCACTGTTAGCAGATTCTTTCAGCCACCCACTAATACTAAAATCCCCTGTCCCAAAATCAAGGTCAGAGTTATAAGGTTGCTCTAAGTAATTACTAGCACTAAACCCAGAGATAGCTTTCAACTCAGCACCCGTTGCTACAGCAGATACAGTAGGTGTGCCGTGTACTGCTAGACCGCTGCCCTTCACTGAGCGATCTGGGATTGCTAAGCGTACTGAGATGTTGTCTATCGTTGTACCCGTATATATGTAAACGGAAACTACGCTACCACTGGGAATGAAAGTCATGGTGGGTGTGGCTGCTCGAACGTAGACTAGTGATGGCGCTACCGCACCTGCGGAATCATACACATTCGCCCCTGTACCGCTAATAAGGTCACAATCAATTACATAAGCCTTACCTGCAACGACTGTAATATTTTGGTAACAATCATCGACAGTTACTAACTGCCCACTGACTACGCTGAAATTAGAGCCTCCAGCATACGCAGACCAGCCTGTTGTTCCATTACCAAAGTCACCATTCGTAACCAACTCAGTCCCACTCAACGCAGTCACATCAGTGTCCACATTCCAAGCACCGCGAATGTCGCCTGTCATGAATCCTGTGTTGTACTTGGAGGTGATGTAGGCGACTGAGCTATTTGAGTGTGTTGCATAGTTAGGTAAGAATTTATGCAACCCAAATCTATTTGCAAAATCTCCATGTGGCATTATATGTAGAGGGCCGGCATTTGCCTGAGTAGAGTCACCCCCATGGTTCATCCAAAGTCCGGGATTAGCCGTACCTGACCAATGCGTTGAAGTCCCTCCATCATTTGAACCCATAGCTAACATCAGTTCTGCGTAGGTATTACCCAAACTTGTTGCTAAATTGCCTGTAGTATTTATAGAGGGGGAATGACCAAGGATTCCAGCATGACTAGGGTTTCCTGTGTAAGGCCCATAATGAGCATTGGTATACCAATACCCACCAGTGTTATCAAAAGAAATGGTATGTACCCCTCCTCCCGAAGCTGACCACGCCTCATCACGGTTTATTACCGTCCCATCATCCTTAATAACACTCACACCACCATCTGTAGCAACAGCAATAGTCGGAATGGGTAGCCCAGTTGCCGAGTCTATCGGGGCGTTGGGTAGGACTGTGATTGCTATGTCGTTGACCGTACCATTAACAATTTGTTTGTAGTACCTATCAGTCGCAGTCCAAGCTGTGAAAGAATCATTTCTAGTTGCGATACCCCCTAGTTGACTATAGTTACCACTTGAAGGGGTGTGAAAAATAGACATCTGGTCGTTGATGAAATGTAAGTTTCTACATCCACTACTGCCTATAGAGCAGCTAACAATTCCATTTGAAGCGACTGCTGATTTAAAAGTCCCGCTACCTCCTACCCAATTTGTACTCCCGTTACTACCAACCATCCACATCGGCATATCTGGGTCATCACCATCATAAATAGTAACCTTGCTTGCCTCAGCAACAATTACAGCTACAGCAGGGAACTCTTTACGTGAGCCTCTAGTAGATGTGTTCAGGGTTTCGTTATACCAAGATGTTGCTTGTGTTCTCTTTCTCCATGCACCACCGTCACTATCTTTGGAAGTGTCGTAGATGAAGATGTCTACTGCGTCACCTGTTATTGCTGTGGTGTTTGAATAGGCTGCTAGGATGTTAGCATCAGCAGTTACCTTACCGGTGAATGTTGGAGAGGCTATAGGTGACTTAGTAGCAATACTGTTAGTAATGGTTGTAGCGAAATTAGCATCATCATCGAGTGCGGCTGCTAACTCATTTAAAGTATCTAATGCTCCTGGGGCAGCAGCGACCAGATCACTAATAGCCGTATCTGTCTCAGTCTTTGTGTATGTAGTAGATTGAGTAGCCTTAAGGTCTAAAGCTGTCTGTGCAGCAGTAGAAACGGGCTTAGCTGCATCTGTTGTATTATCAACATTGCCTAGCCCCACCATCGTAGAAGTAATTGCTCCTGCTTCAATATCAGCAGCAGTTATCGTTCCATCAACAATGTCAGCACCTGTAACAGGGGCAACTACTACCGAGTTTCCTAGATATGCCATAGTAGTCTGCCTATATTAAGTAAGAAACAATAGAGTCCACAGAAGTAGCTCCACTCGAAGAAACGCTAATAGAGTCGTTGTACTCCAAGACTATCTTCTGATCTCCACCTACTAGCACTAAAGCACCACCAGGCATGATCAAAGCATCCTTAACGATATAGGCAGAAGATGCTCCGGCTTTATTAACCTTTGCAGAGACAGTTATGTTAAGTGCTGTAATATTTGAAAGGGATAACCCTATAATAGTTGCAGTGAGTCCACTGGCTATAGCAGGACTTACAACAGTGAGTGTTGTACCGATGTTGGGTACTACTTTCGATTTAAAAGCCATTATCCTTATCCTAGTGCGATTGCCATTTCGATAGCTCTACTATCTATTGCAATCTGTTGTATGGTTGATACTGGTTTATTAATATCAGAAGTATTGTCTACATTCGGTAGCTCAAGGGTAACATGGTTGATGTCGCTAGTCTTAACAGTATTCAGGTCTACTTCACTTTGAATAGCAGTATCACTATAGACAGTATCTATGAAGATAGCTCCAACAGGTACAGCAGTCTCTACTAGAGGGTGAACTAGGTTAGTCACCTTAGCATTATTAACAACCTGAGCATCATACATCGCCTTAGTCATCACACCAGCTACAAGCGTACTAGCAGCCCCTATAGCGATGTTAGTACCATCACTAGAGTTGATCGTTACATCAGTCGTTGTGACTGTCTTACTTAGGTCTGTTGTTACGTTGGTTAGCTTGGCTGTGTTTAAGTCTACCTCTGCTTGAATAACCGTATCGCTATAGACAGTATCAGTAAAAATAGCACCACTAGGGACATCGGTTAATACCTGAGCATCATCAATCTTGCCATCTAAAGCTGTCTGAGTAGCTGTAGATATAGGCTTTAGTAAGTCAGTTGTATTGTCTACATTGCCTAAGCCTACATCTCCTTTAACAAGATCTACTACACCTGTCTTACCTGCAACACTCAATACTGAATCAGTAGGAGTAGAGAGTAGCGTATAGTCAGCCATTGTGCCAGCTACACCACCATTGTGTACGTATGACTTATTCTCATCAGACCGAACAACAACATCGCCTTCTTGAGCAGTTAGAGCCAGTTGAGCTACTTCACTCACAGCAGTCTGAACAGTTGTAAGAGCAACAGCAGTAACGGATATCTCACCACCAGCACTAATACCTACACCAGTTCCAGCAGAGAGTGCAGCAACAACGTTAGTCGTATCAGTTACATCCGCTAGAGACTCAATGCCATCTAATTTAGAGCCATCGGTAGCAACGTCACGACCGTCTATTGTAGAGGTAGTAGTAATTGCACCTGTGAAACTAGCCCCAGCAAGTGCAGCTTTCTCTGTGTCTAGTTCATTGATAGCCCCTTGGACGGTGGTGGCAACAATATCTCCTGTTGGAGCATTAACAACATCAACTGCATTAGCCGTTGTTAATTGCCAAGTAGTACCATTCCATACTTTTTTGTTATTGATTACTGTATTGAAATACTCTGTGCCTGTTAATAAAGCATTTCCATCGTTATCAAGTGTGGGGTCAGAGGCTTTAGCCCCTAAATATCTATCATCAAATGAATCTAGTGCCACCTCAGAAGCTGCCTGAGCTGCCTGAGCTGCTATCCTAGCATTATCTGCTGACACAACATCCGCATTTGTTATTACTACATCAGCATTGGTCGCTACCCTATCTAAGCCAGTCTGTACTTTATCTGCTTCAGCAAGGACAACATCTGCATGAGTTAAAACAACATCCGCACCAGTAGCAACTCTATCTAAGCCTGTTTGTACCTTATCAGCTTCGGCAAGGATAACATCTGCATGAGTTAAGACTACATCTGCTGCTGTATCAATCGTATCTTGGTTAGTGGCGACTAAATCTGAAGCCACTGCTGTTCTGTCTAGCCCAGTTTGAACCTTGTCCGCTTCAGCCAGCACTACATCTGCATGAGTCAACACGACATCCGCGTTTGTTAGCACTAGATCCGCTGCTGTGCCGGCTTCACTATTAGCTATCGTGACTACATCAGCGGCTGTTGCTATTCTGTCTAATCCCGTTTGAACCTTATCTGCTTCAGCTAAGACTACATCCGCATTGGTAGCAACCTTATCGGCTGCTGTCGCAATCCTATCTAAACCCGTTTGGACTTTATCGGCTTCAGCAAGTATGACATCAGCATGGGTCAGCACAACATCTGCATTAGTTGACACCTTGTCTGCTGCGGTGGCTACTCTATCTAATCCAGTTTGTACCTTATCCGCTTCTGCTAATCCTTCAGATATTAGAGCGGCTGCTGCGCTATTGGCAGAATTGTTTGCTTGTGTGGTAGCCGTTAGAGCTGCTGACGTTGATGTTTCCTCTGGATCTTCCCATGCAGCACCATTATAAAATTTAGTATGATTAAGTGTACTATTAAAATATATAGTACCAATAATTAAAGCGTTCCCGTCATTATCTAACGTAGGATCAGCAGTTTTAGTCCCTAAGTATCTGTCATCAAATGTGTCATATAACGACTCCACTGCCGCTCTATCTATGCCTGTGCTAACAACATCCGCGTTAGTTGCGACCCTATCTAGACCTGTCTGTACTTTATCAGCTTCCGCTGACACAACATCAGCATGCGTTAAAACAACATCTGCATTAGTTAAAACAACATCCGCATTAGTTAATGCAGCGTCAGCATTAGTCGCTATTCGATCTAGTCCTGTTTGTACTTTGTCTGCTTCTGCAAGAATAACATCCGCGTGGGTAAGTACGACATCAGCATTGGTTGCGACTCTATCTAGCCCTGTTTGTACTTTATCTGCTTCGGCTAATACAACATCTGCATGGGTTAATACAACATCTGCATGGGTTAATACAACATCTGCATTAGTGACCCCCTCTGATGCCAACGCTGCTGCGGCACTAACTTCTGTATTATCTTCTGATACTAACGCTGCTGCGGCACTAGCTGCTGCAGCATTCTCTGCAGCAACAATAGCAGCTTCCATGCTGTTAAGTTCATTAATATAATCTTTTTGACCCGCATAAAATCTATTAGGCATTCTAAATTTCCTCTATTGTAATTCCGCTTTTACTTCTTTCAAAAGATGCTCTAGCTATAGATTTTAATGAAGGTAGTTTACCGTATATCTGATAGTTTTGCTCTTCTTCAGCGTCTAGTGACTCAGGAAAAAGACTAATGTAAAAAGGTTTAAACTTTCCATTTGCTTGCATTTTAGACATGAACTGATTTCTATCTGCTGCGCTCATATTACTTAACTTCATTGTCATTTTCTTGAATGATATACCACGATTACTTACTAAGTCACCTGATTCATTCCGATAATGCTTTGACTTGTCAATAGCCTGTAGCGTTGCGCCATAGTCTACGTTAATGCTAGGACTCCAGTATGTTCCTGTGACTAATCGACTTGCTTCAAGAAACGAAGTATTTACGTTACTACTATCGTCCAGTATTACTTCAATCTTCTTGACGGACTGAGTAGCAAACCAAGTGACCGCATATGTACCACCACCATAATAATAAGCATTCACGCCTAAAGGTACATTGCCCCAGTCTAGTTCATCAAAAATAGTGTAGGGGTTAGATAGCACAGCTCCTGTGTCTAAAGCAGGTACTGTATCAGCTACGTTGGTATATAATTTGACTCGAATTGTTGATGTACTGCTGAAATTACAGAAAGGTAACGCTACCATGCTTATTAGCTGAGTATTATCCCATGTAACTGTCAGAGTCTCTGTTAGTGACGTACCTCTCCATACTTTAGACTTTAAGTCTTGTACCAAGTTTGTAGGAACAAGAGTCCCTGAGCTACTTGTAGCTGTCAATGATAAGTAATCATCAGCCACATTGTCATTAACTATACGCAGATTAGCCATCAGTCTGGTAGCTTCATTGTGACTGTGGTTAGTGTATTAGCTAGTAAAATAGTAGCGTCAACGTCTTGGTTAAATTCAATCATAATGTGTATGTTATGTATGTTTTAGCACTTATAAGTATACTACTATTAATATATTAGTAAAAGTATTAAGGGGTTATATTAGATTTTGTTATAGAATAAACTTTTTCATTTTTGTACCATCTGATAGCACTTCACTTGCTCTTATCGCATCAATCACTATCCATAAGTCATCCATGCTAAACATGCCTACAGGCTTAGTAGGATTCCATGATGGCTCGCCACTCATAAGGGCTGTGTAGTAATCTGCCTCAATGGTGACTAGGTTAATTAAGCTGCCTTCTACTCTACGTTTAACAATTTCGGTAGTTGATGGCTCTGTGTCTGCACTAGGGATTTGCATCTCAAAATCTTCAACATTTGAAATTGAAACCCTTACTTGCCCTTCCTCTGGTAGAACCTCGTACCCTATAATACTCTCTTCAACTTCGGAGGCTATAACTGTTACTGTTCTACTCATTTGATTATCTCCTGAAGTTTAATTTTTAAAGCATCCATCTCTTTTCTCATCTTATCTTTCTCTATTGATAACTCCTTTACGGCTTCTATTAACACGCCTGTTAACCCTAGGTAGTCCACCCCAAGATTCCCCGTACTGGTCTCTTCTACATAGTCGGGCAGAGTCTCGACCACCTCCTGAGCAACAACCCCAGCCCCATGCTTATTGTTCTCTTTCCATGTAAAGGTTACGCCCCTAAGGGCATTAACCGCGTCTAACGCATTTACTATAGTAGCTACATTATCTTTTAAGTTAATATCAGAAGTGTATGTGCCCCAAGCAGTACCTGACCAATGCAAGTTGCCAATGACCTCGAAGGTGCTGGAGTTACTATATATACGTACATTATAGTCTGCGGCACTGGTATCATTATGAAAGTCAATATACTTGCCGATCTCCATAATACCGTTGCCAGAGTTTATAGTTGGGATGAATGAAGATCCATAATTTCTTCCCGCTCTGTAACCCCCGTGATATTGAGCATTAAGGTTAGTACATTGATAGCCATTTGATACTGGTATATTGATACTAGCGTTACCTGCCTGGTAGTTATCGACCCTGTCGGCATTGAGATTTTGCACCCACTCAGTACCTGTCTTCACCATCTTACCATCCACACGTAAGGCAGTTCCGTTGGTGCTAAGACCCCATACACCAATAGAGCTAGATTTTTGGGCAATTCCCTTAACGCCAGTACCTGTCGTGGTATCTGAATACACAATACCTAGCAAGCCGGCATGATTAGTTGAGTTGGAATTTTTAGATATACCCGCTAACCCAAACTGCTGATATCCGGAGTCATTAAACAAGCCTGCTGCGGTATAAGGACTATAACCTGGGACGGAAACACCCCCCCTAGCTCTAACGTAACCATTAGTTGATATAGTACTTCCAACTATAGTACCACCATATATCCTATCAGCACTTATGCTCCCTGTAGTAATCTGGCTTGCACTTAGGTTGCCTACATATGCGTAGTTAGCATTTATCTCTGTAGCTGTAATAGACCCTGCAGCAATCTCACTTGCTGTAATAGTGCCTGTAGCAATCTGGGTGGCTGTAATAGTTCCTGTTAATATGTCACCTGCTACTATTGTATTGGCGGCAATCAAAGCGGATGTAATAGATCCTGCAGCAATCTCACTTGCTGTAATAGTGCCTACAGCAATCTCACTTGCTGTAATAGTTCCTGTTGATATGTCACCTGCTACTATTGTATTAGCAGCAATCAAAGCAGATGTGATAGATCCTGTCTGAATTTCAGCGGCTGTAATAGACCCTGCAACTATTTGAGAGGATGTAACAGAGTTGGCAACTAAGTTACCTGACGTACTATCAATAGCGGCAATCGCAGTCTTAGCAGAGGTAACAGCTCCTGCGTTAATTGCTAAAGACTCTATTGCATTATTAACTATCTGCGCTGTATCAACAGAGTTGGAGTTTAAATTTCCTAGTGCATCAATAGAAGCAACAGCAAGCTTAGACGCTGTAACAGCTCCTGCATTAATTGCTAAAGACTCTATTGCATTATTAACTATTTGTGCTGTATCAACAGAGTTGGAGTTTAAATTTCCTAGTGCATCAATAGAAGCAACAGCAAGCTTAGACGCTGTAACAGCTCCTGCATTAATTGCTAAAGACTCTATTGCATTATTAACTATTTGTGCTGTATCAACAGAGTTGAGTAAAGCAAGATCGCCTTGCCCTATTATATCTAAAGCCGTATTACTCCCTGTTACATCAGCATTGTCAGTAGGTTGTGTTCCTGAGTTGTCCGTAATATTTTCCCAGTCAACTACCGTGATAATAGGGACTATCCGAGGGCTAGTCGCCTGTAATATTATGTCGTTATTATTAACAATGGTAGCCATTATGTAATTACTCCCATTGTTACTTTGAATTTAAGCCAATCAATTTGTATCTTAACAATCATGCCATCAACTCCACCGCTAAGTCCAAATCGTGGGTGAGTTAACGTAATCTTGTCACCCAGTTCACGTTCAATTAGCTGAGTACCGCCCTTGAATGAATATGTTGTTCTTGGGGTTTTGAAAAAGTTTAATAGTCGAGTTGCTTCGGCATCAGCATCAGACTGTACTAGTAATAATGTTTCTTTTCTATCAGGTGTTGCATCAAGCTTATACTTTGTGGCTATTGCAACATCAGTTGCTGATCTATCTGTCCATGTCTCAGCAAATAATACCTTATTATCTGGAGGTACTCCTGTTAGAAGGTTGCTCTGAGTCGTATAGTTCTTACAATAACCTAATTTAATTGATGATCTAACAGATATCCGTTTATCAACCTTTAATGACCAGCTCTCTATATCATCTGTTGTTATGTCTGTTGCTGTACCGCTTACTGGTAGATCTACTTTCAGCAGTCTTAGTTTGCCAGCCCTGCTCATAACCGCTTGTGCGCCAACGCTTGATGCTAGGCTACTAATACCCGCTAGAACATTAGTTCTGCCACTAAAGTATATCCCTACAGGTTGAGGATGAGCTGTGTCAAAAGCCGTAAAGTTAGTAGAGTCTATGTCGCTCGCAATGAATCTCTCACTTGCCTTGCCGTAGCCTGTCGCTAGTCGCTCAACTAAATTACCTATGGTGTTTGTGTAGGCTAGTGGTTTATCGCCCTGTACGCTCGCAGTGATCGTCCCTGCTGGGTTTTGATTTAATATGAATTTGCCATTGGCAATGTCTTTTGTAATGCTGACAGGTACGCCATTATCACGCGCTTCAATAATATCCTCTATCGCACCATTGTGAACTTGATATTCAAGAGTCGCTGCATCACTTAATAAAGGGCTAACATTGAAGGTTTCGCCAAAAGCAACAGGTATTAAATTATCCTTATTGACTGTCGATCCACCCAGAACGTCTTCTGTTATAGGTGTATTTAAACGCTGTAATTTATCTCTAATACTAAGATTTAACTTTGATGCATTTTTGCTACTAATATCTGTGACTATGCCATTGAAGATAGGCCTGAAGTCGGCTCTAGCCCATCTAACATCGCCTATGAATACCTGTATCTGCCGATTAACCCATACATCATCTAACCATGAGTCATATTCACCATCAGGGTTTAATAGCTCAATATCGCCAAATGAAAGGCTTGCTTTTGATTCAATATCCAGTGACTCAGTAAGTTTTACACCTCCTTTTATTATAGGCAGGTAATCAGTATTGGCAGGGATGTCAGCACCCGTTGTTACATAGCCTGTTGTGGATAGGTAGCGCGTTGTCTCAACTGCAGCTATATTGACTACAACATCAACCAATATACATCGTACAGCACTATTATCCTGTAGCCATGAGGTGAACTGAGCATCCGATATAGACATTATTAAATCTCTATTTTAGTCGCTTAGACTTCTGAAGCAGGCTGTGTAACACGTTTTGCTAAAGGCTTAGTCTTCTGTTTTACGACAGGTTTAGCTTCTACTTCTGTTGGATTGGACATGGTATATCCTAAGACATTGCAACACTCTCTAGCGTCAACAGGCTCTTTTATATGCTCATTACCATCTTGGTCAAACACTGATACTTTAGACATTTTATTAAAACTCCAAAAAACAATTAAAAAAAAGGGGCAAGTAACAATCCAATCTAAGAATGGATATCGTTACCGCCCCTTCCTCAGTTTAGACGTTAAGCTCTTGACGCTACGAACGCTGAGAAGTTAATACCTGTTGCAATAGTTCCTTGTACTACTGTAGATAAACGAATATAACGCTGAACTTCACCGCCATCTTCATTTCTGAAAGGGATAGCATATCTGCCAGCAGCAGATACAGCATCATCCATAGGGACAACTACGTTACCAAATACTTTCTTAGCCAGACATACTGATTGAGAAGTCATTGCAGCAACCGTTGAGCCTTCGATTGAGACTGTGTAAATCTCATCGCCAGAAGCAACTTCGATTGCAGATACGTCAACAACAATAAAGCCGTCAAACAAGCCATCGCCTAAGTCTAAGATTGCGCCATCTGCACTTGAAGCAACTAAACCTGCCGCCTTTAGTGATAGGTCGCTATCGTATGTGTACTGTGAATATTGATTAGCCATTTTTTTTGCTCCTTTAAGCAGTGATAGCGGAATCCGCGATAGACCAGATACGAGTAGCCGCTTTGCCGTTGAAAACAGCCAAACCACTATACCATTCAACGCGAGTTCTAAAGACAGGCGCAGTATCTAACTCACCTAAGTCAGTTGTCATGATGCTACCGTTCTGAATACCTTGAACACCATCATTACCCATATTCATAATATAGATACTTGAACCTGTTGCAGTACCAGAAGTTGCAGCTTCGTCAAAACCAAGTATTTCACTACCTGTTCCGTCTAAGTCAACAGTCAAGATTGGTAAGCCACCGTAAGACATTACTTCAGCACCCATCTCATTCTTATCGAAAGAAATATAACCACCGACAGCAGTTGTACGTGAAGCAGCTCTGAACTTATTCTTCATTTTAGAAGACATAAGAATAGCTGTTGGGAATAATGTACGTCTAATCGCTTCGTCCATTACGCCTAAAGATAGAGCAGTACCGTTAGCAGTTGTTCCTGCTTGGAATTTCTGATCACCTGTTAAGCGAGTTTGAAGGCCATCAAATTCACGAGGGTCAGATTGGTTATCACCTTTGATAAACTTCTGAGTCCATGCTAAGCCTAAAGCGCGAGTCTTAAGGTCAATCTGAACAGCGCGTTGCTGCTCACCGCGAGTAGCGATAATGAACTTATCAACATCTAAATCACCACCGGCAATTGTTAATGTCTCAGTCTTAGGGTTAAGCACCCCAGTTGTTGCTGTGTAAGCTTCGTTTACACCACGAAAGCCAACACCAGGATATGCTTCCTCTGACAAATAAGTAAGTGATCCACCAGGGATACTTTCAAATGCCAAGTTAGCTAATACATCGGATGAGCCAGAGTAAGCTTCGATTACGCCTTGACGTAACATATCACCCGTTTCTAGTTTTGCTGATTCTGCGAGAGTTAAAGCAGCCATTTTTGTTTACCTTTTCTTTGAATTAAGTTCTAGTTGTCTTTGCATTCGCTCAACGCGAGATAGCCCAGACATATCATTTTGCTGTCCATTATTAGCAGTTCCCTGTACTAACCCACTACCTCCACCACTTGCATTGAACCAGTGGGGATTTGCCTTACGTGTATCATCGGAGTTAGCCCATTCAGCGGGTGAAAATGGAGTGCTACCATCTTTGCCAATGACTATATTGCCATCACCATCAACCATAACCGCCTTGCCATCATCATTTAAACTAAATAGATCACCAGCAACTCGAATAGCATCGCGCTTTCCGAACTCATGAAATGTATCAGCAAAACTTAAGGACAATTCACCTTGTAAAGCTCTCTGCTTTAATACCGCATTTATTTCTCTTTCTGCCTGTACGTGTGTAAGCTCAGCATCTAGCTTTCTCTGCCACTCAACATCAGACTTTTCCTTTCTTTTATTCCAGACTTCATCAGTCTTGCCTTCAGCCATTAGCTTTAGTTCTTCGTCACCGTCAAACTTAGCCATGATTGACCTATACTGTTCAAGATCCACACCGTCTAAGTTTGCTAATGCTGCTTTCTCAGCGGCTTTAGCTAATTTAGATGCTTCCCTTTCACTTGCTAATGCTGTTTTTAAACCTGTCACATCAGGAATTTCCGGCATCCCAGATATATCAAGTGCAAAAACACCATCTTTTTCAACGTACAAACCCTTTACTGCTTCGTCCACGCCATCTAGGCTAGACAATTGTAGTGCTATCGCCATTTTTAACTCTCACAGTTTCAAATGTTTTTTCACAAATCAGATGGATAAACGTCACGCTTACCTATCTTTGTATCTATGATTATACGCCACTTATCTAAAATAACACAAACATATTATATATTTCAATGCCTTGTAAAATATTATACAAAAACCACTATAAAATAGATTGTTTTTTTACTTTTGTAAGCGTAAGATAAAACCGTCAATTACAACTTTATAACAAATAAGGAGCATGAATGGTCATTGAACTTAACAACGCGGTATATGTGCTGGACAGTATTAAATTCATAACATACACCAAATCACTAAGTAGCTACACTATAAATATAAGCTATGAGGATGGTACGGGCGCATCAATAGATCTAAAGAATACGAGTGACGCTATAAAGTTAAAAGAAAAGATTGCTCGAATGCTGAAAGATAAATGCAGATATTGTCGTCTTGATGTTGAAAATCTATGACATCACGAGAACTCGTACAGTTCCGTTGCGATCATGGATGGTCACAAAGAGAGCTGGCTGAAAAAATTGGTGTGTCACGCATTAGTTTACGCAAGTATGAAACACTACCTAACAGTATAGCTATACCACTGTCGGTATCACTCGCCTGCTCATGCCTAGCATGGGGGCTACCACCATTTGGGGAAAAGGTGCAAAATGAGCATAAGTAATATAATATTAAGCAGTTCGGTCATTATGGCTATTTTGAAGTTATCCGGTGATTTAGATATAAGCTGGTGGGTAGTCACAGCTCCAATAGTTGTACCAGCCACTATGTTCTTTTCATTCTTGATCTGCGTGATGATAATCAGCTATTGGGTAGAAAGTGAACGACATAAAAGGAGATAAGAAAATGAGTCAAAGTAATGTACACAATAAAGCAAAACAATATATGAGTGATGCTGCCATACAAACAGCATGGGATCAACTGCCTCAGATCATTCAGATGGCTAAGCTCGATGCGAAGCTGAAGAAGGTTAATTACGATGCGTTGATGGAGGCGGGATTTTCTAAAGATGAAGCCCTGCTACTGTGTAAAAAATGAGTGGGAGCGGATTAACCAAGCCCTAGAGCAGGGCTTAATTACAATTATTTGGAAGATCTTAGTGATTTTAGCCGAATACTGACTAAAGTGACTGCTGAAGCTACTTTAAATTAATACAGGAACTATATTATGAAATATGAATTAACCAGTGAAGCCATTTTAGTTGGTAAAAAGATCTTATATAGAATAAAAGCCGCTAAAGACTTTGGTAAGATTAAAGCTGGGGACTTAGGTGGTTTCATAGAAAAAACCTCTAACTTGTCAGATAAAGGCGATTGTTGGGTTGCGGAGAACGCTAGGGTTTATAGTAATGCTGAAGTTTATGGGAATGCTGTAGTTTTTGGTTTTGCTAAAGTTTCCGGTAATGCTGAAGTTTATGGGAATGCTATAGTTTTTGAAAGTTCTGAAGTTAATGGAAATGCTAGGGTTTATGGTTTTGCTAGGGTTTATAGTTTTGCTAGGGTTTATGGCAATGCTGAAGTTAATGGTAGTGCTAAAGTTTTTGAATGGGCTTCGGTTTCTGGTGATGCTAGGGTTTATGGCAATGCTGAAGTTTGGGGGAATGCTGAAGTTTATGGGAATACTGTAGTTTGGGGGAATGCTGAAGTTTCTGGTGCTGCTGTAGTTTGTGATGAGGCTGTAGTTTTGGGGAATGCTGAAGTTTATGGGAATACTGTAGTTTATGGTTTTGCTAAAGTTGCCTGTTTTGCTAAAGTTTTTGGAAATGCTAAAGTTTCTGGTAATGCTGTAGTTTGTGATGAAGCTGTAGTTTATGATTTTGCTAAAGTTTCCGGTAATGCTGAAGTTTCCGAAAGTGCTGAAGTTTATGGTAATGCTGTAGTTTTTGAAAGTGCTAAAGTTAATGGAAATGCTGAAGTTTATGGTAATGCTAAAGTTAATGGAAATGCTAGGGTTTATGGTTTTGCTAGGGTTTATGGCAATGCTGAAGTTTTTGAAAGTGCTGAAGTTTTTGGAAATGCTAAAGTTTCTGGTAATGATGAAGTTTTTTAAAATGCCAAAGTTTTTAAAAAATGCTAGAATTTCCAGCCTCTCTTTAGTTGATTGGGATACTGAGGGCTTGAAAAAGAAGTGGTGATACATCAAGCGCAAGTTGATTATTATGCGCGACTACTAGAGAAAGAAAAGAGATTACAAGATGAGTGAAATCAAAAGTGTATTAGCTAAGCGTGAGTCGAGATATGGCATTAGCTAATATTAACGTCCCTTAGATTTAGCCGCACGACTTAAATAATCAATCTGTCTTTTATATTCCTTGTCTAGTTCAATGCGAGTGGATGGCTGGATTGGTTGTTTAGGTTTTTCTTTAGATTTAATTATTGTCATAAATATTTATCTTGTAGTTGTTTAAGTGATAGCGCGTTTCCACGAAGATCAAGAAGTTGGTTGAATGTTATTGTGCCAGACCGATACATTTCTGCTCGACCCTTTCCTAGCACTTCATCGGTGAAGCTCTTGCCCTTCCTGTCCATGAAGTCTTTGAATGATTTGTCAAACACGACTCCTTCAGCAGATGCTCTTGCACCACTTCCCATTTCATCTAAATCAATGCCCAACTCACGAAAAGTCTTTGTTATAGGCAATAATGTACAGCGGCAGTTCATATGGAGTGCAGGAACAGAATAAGGAATACTATGCCCACCAATAGGCTGGTGAGTATTTATATCCCAACGCTTCCCATCTCTTACTGCACATTCAGGGCAGGTTCTACTATCAAGGGCTGCGCTCCATTCTAGGCTACTTAACACATCACTGTTTTGCTCATACACCTCAGAACGCGCCTGATTAGCAACAGTCATCACAGCAGTACGGACTAGCTTAGTTGCATCACGCCCACTAATATCAATAGATGATCGAACTCTTGATATAATCTGCTGATTAGTCTCTGCATTGATTAGCCCCTGCCTAACTGCGGCACTAAAACGAAATGCTATATCATCAGCCTGCTTAGTCCACCAATCTTTTTGTATAGCACCTTGTATGATTGCTCTACCCGCTATAACTTCCATAAAGGCAGTCGTGGGGATTAGTCTTGGTATCTGTCCGCCCACGGCTATGCTGATAGCACCTGCCGTGGAAAATGATACAATAGGGGCTATGCCACTGGTCGCAGTCAATGTAAGGGTGCTTACGTTGCTATAATACTCAGCAATGATACGCTTGGCTTCAGTGAGTTGCTGGTTTAGTCTGCGCCTCCCCCATGCAGATACTTCACCATCACTAAGCAATAAAAGGATATGCTTTTGCATTTCTCTCAGCTCACTCAATACCGCACGGGAGATAGATGCATCCAGTCTAGCTAAATGCAGATTTAGCGTTATTGCTTGGTCAAATATCTCTTTGTTAATCTCAGTATTCACTATTGGTCTATTCAGTCCGGTTAAAAGTCATTGCTATCAATACTACTATCACTACCGCCACTAATGTCATTAATGCTATCATCACAGCTCTCTAAATATAGGTGTAAATACAGGTTATCAATATACCTATTACGGCACTTGATCCTAACCGCCATCTCATTATGATCTATTTCACGTTGCTTCTTTAGGTAGCGCAACCTATCATTGCATAAAGACATAAAGGGGTCTACTAACCCAATCCGCTTTGATTCCCATCACTCATTTGCTGCGATGCAGGTTGTTGAGGGTTAACCGCGCGTAACACCCCGCCATCATTCATGTTCTCATCATGAGTACGCTGCAACTCGCGCTTGATGTCAAAACCATCACTGAGTGTACCTCTTCGGACACCTTCTTCAAGTAATGACTCTTGAGATAAATCACCTGTCACACGCATAGAGATTAATTCGTTAAACTCACCCGCAACTTGCTTTTGCCCGAATGCTTTAGAGACAGTAACAGTACCGCCATCAGGTAGCCCCATGTAATCAGCAAAGATGTCCATGACCTGATTGATAGAGTTTTCTAGACTTGCAGCAGCAGCCAATAAAGCAGCATTGCTTTCCTCACTGTTGATACTCGCTTCTGTTGCTGTCTGAACACTATCACCAGAGACTCGAATAACCATACCGGTATTACGCATCCGCTCTTCAATGTTAGTTAAGTCTTGGAAGCCCTGCTCAATACCGCTACCCGCTGTGCTGATTGACTTGACATCCGCCCTGTCATTGTTCAGCTTGAAAATGGTGTTAGGCGATACTTGTCCTATTGTCTCATCCGCATCTACACCCGTAAAAACAAGCATAGCAAATCGAGCAAGTGTTAGCGCGTGGCGTTGTTCACTCGATGAGATCCAATGTTCATGATTAAGCTCAGCTAACTGTCGCAAGGGCGGGTAACCCTCCATGTAACCAATGCGATTTGTGTAAATAGGAACAAGAGGGATGTAACCAATGCTAGTCTCACCCGCCTCATGTAATATCCATTTATCACCAGAGGCGTTAAGCCCATTAAGCCCGTTGGTTGTTGACTCGTCTTTACGCCACAATTCATAATGTCCACGGGTTAAAACACGTACCTGTTCAATTTCTTTTTCAATGTAAGGGTCTTTAGCATCAGGAATACTGACCGACTCTAATACTCTAACCTCAGTTAACTCTTGACGACCTAGAATGTTGTCATGCTTTAAGCCCAATAGGTTGCCAGCGTTTATTAATATGGCACTTGGTCTAGCTCCTTGCTCTTGTTGGTCAAGCTGCGTGGCAAATCCATTTTCATTAGTGATAACTGGGGGGAAGTCAACATAAACATAGCTAACACCATCAATCATTGCTTGGTAAAAAGCATCGTAGGCAAAGGAGGATAAGTTACGGCCTTGACCGTCAATGTTCTTTAATAGTATGCCGATAGGCTCAGGAACATCCTCATTAATGACAACATCACGAGCAAATACTTTACCCGTCTGCTTGATGACCGTTTCTTTGAAAGCGTTATATAAAGTGGTCGAGTCAAGCCTAACTTTATAGTCAGCATCGACCTCTTTATTGTGCTGTGGGGTGTATGTCGTGCGAGCGGCAATCATGGAAACAGTACCACCAATCAATGTACGTGGTAACTTGAAAGGTAATTGTAAACTCTGTTGTCGAGCAGACTTTGTATTGACTGGCATATTATTGAACCTTGGACAAGTAATGAGTATATATACTCGTGATTATACACTTTTAAAAGAACACTAAAACCTTTTGTTTTTTTAAATAAAAAACTTGACGAGTGGTATTGTTTTTTGTTAATATAAAAGCGTGGCAATTATTTTAATAAGTAAGCCCATACAAACATACATAAATACAGGGAAAACAAATGAACGAAAAGCAATCACTGCTAGATACATTGAAAAAAGCAATACTTATTGTAGATCGCATAGATAATGAATCATTCGCAGAAATGCGAGATGCAGAAGTAATGACCCTAAAAGAGTGGGTCGAAAGAGAACATAAAGGCAATCAGTCCCGCTATGCAGCAGAGAATGAAGTGCATAAGCAACAAGTGTCACATCAACTCAAAAGCGGTGCGTTTATCGTGGTCAATGGGGATTTGTACCGTAAGTCTATACAAGGAATTAAATAACTATGAATACAATACAAGCAGAATGGGATCTATTTAGAGAAAAAGCACTGAATGAAGAAATACCAATACAAATATTGAATGAAATGAAATATACGTTCTATGCAGGGGCTTCTAGTACAATGGCTTTGAACTTTGAAATCGCTGAGAAATACAGCATGGAAGCAAGCGGAAAAATGATCGATATGATGATGCAGGAATGCGAGGCCGTAATGAATCATCAGAATCTATGTAGAAAACTAACAATAATCGAGAAAAGAAAATGAGCTACTTAACAATTCCATTAGACGCTAATGAAGACTACGATCTAATCAAATTCACACCAGAGCAACTCTCAGAGTTCTACTGGGATCATCCAGAGTCGATACCTGACTCTTTGACTGATTCATGAGATTATCAATACATGACTTTAGTGACAACGTGCCTCTAAAATTGGAGAATAAAAATGGATAATCTAGGAGAGAGCATCTTCGACAAATATGATCTGGTCGAAGTAGATGAAAGCATCACTATACCCAGCAAGCCAGAAAAAGGGTTGACTATCGTTGTCGGTGGGAGTGGGACAGGTAAATCCACTATCCTAAGAAAGTGGGGGATGGTTGATGATCGAAATCTATGCGAGGCAACACCCATCTATAAAATGTTTGCCAGTGAGGAGGTAGCTGAGAAGTTTCTAATAGCAGCGGGACTTAGGTCAATACCTTGCTGGAAAAGGACTCTACCTGAGGTATCAAACGGAGAAAGACACAGGGCTGAAGTTGCATTAGAGTTAAGTCGAGGCGGGTTGTTTATAGACGAGTTTAGTAGCTTGGTAGATAGGGATACCGCTCGTGCGCTTTGCTGTAGCCTAAATAAATTAAACCTAGACATCACTGTCGCTACTTGCCACTCTGATATCCTAGAATGGCTGAATCACGATAATGTTTATAGTACTGACTCCTGCCAGTGGCTAGATAGGGGGTCACTTCGGCACGATAGACAATTCGAGCTTACAATCACCCCATGTGATACGCAAGCGGTTTGGGACATTTTCAAAAAACATCACTATCTGTCTGGAGCGATAAACAAATCAGCTAATTCTTGGGTTGCTACACACGATGGTCGTGTTGTTGCAATGACGAGCATTATAGCATTCCCAAGTGGTAACTGGAGTAATGGGTGGCGAGGGCATAGGACAGTAGTGTTACCAGAATTTCAAGGTATGGGGGATTGGCACTGTACTATCAGATACTATTGCAGAACATATCGTATCGACAGGTGGTCGGTTCTTTTCGAAGACTTCTCACCCAGCTATGGGGCAGCACAGGGAGAATTCTAAGCACTGGAAAGCAACGAGCAAAAATAAGGTGATAAGAAATGACTATAAGAGTAGGAGAAAGACAAAAGAAGGTAATCATAAAATGAGTCATGCACACAGAAATTGTTACAGTCACGAATATATATTAACTTCAAATCATCATTCAAATCATTAAAGATAGGTAATCAGTATGAGAATGACAACGCATGACTTTATTGCAGCCTTAATATTTATTGCATTCATGGGGTTTATCGGATACATGGTCGCATGTATCCCAACCGTATATCAAACACCTGACGGGGTGTGTAATAGAGTAGAGCAGACGCTTGGCGGGAATGACTACTCATGTAGTCGATTGCCCCCTAGATATGATGTGGTGATTGTGAAATGGTGACTACATACGCTCAACACTTACACCAAAACCATTGACAGGGAATTCATAGTCAATTAAATAGCGAATGGCAGTACCAATGTGCTGATACTCAGTGTCAAACTCCAAGAAGGTGCTGCCTTTCTTTAACTGACCAGTGAGCAATGACTTGTGGGTGTAGGGGGCTTTCTTTATATTGACATAAAGGAAAACATCTCCCGCTGCATTGCGTATTCTTGCACGGACAGCATTTTGACCGTCCTTGATAGAGCGAGTCGAACGCTTAACCTTGCGGGTGTAAGTCCAACCATTCTCTTTTAAGATCCGCTCAATCTCAGTGTAGTCAGACTCATGACCATGCTTCTCTCCACTTCTTCCACTTGGGTCACCATAAACCCAGACATGCTTGTTCTCATGTTTCTTATACTTGTCTACAAACTCCAGTGCGCTTTGACGCGCAACAGCAGAGGTGAGAATAATTTCATCAAGCAAGTAGAAGTCTTCACCACGCATGACCCCCACACCCGATGACATGGGGGTGTAGTTGAAATCATGATACCAATATAGCTGCTCATCTGGCTGGATAGTTTCGTTAGTGTAGTTCTTGTCATCGTAATCATCATAGATACGACCTGATGTTCCTTCAAAGCTCGCTTCAAATTCTATTCTAAACTGCTGTGCCGACATGGTGCGCTTGGCAGTTTCAATGACATCATCAGGTAATATCTCCGCTGACTTCCAATGGAAGTACTGCCAATCTGGGTCACCCGAAGTACGAGCATACTCTGCCAAGTCATAGTAGAAATCTAAACTGTCAGGCACTCCAAGTAACCAGCAAAATGCCCGATAGTCAGGATTACGGGGGTCTACTGTGTTAAGCGCAGGCATAATGTTCCGTGCCCACGCCTCTGCTTTGATATCTGCAATTTCATCAATACCACCGCCTGCCCATGATGTGCCTTCTACCCGTGAGGGCTGGTCAAGACCTAGTAAGTGTATCTCGCTGCCATTGGGTAGGTAGATCTTTAATTCACTCTCAGAGGGCTTGCGGTCATGCATTGCTGATAAGCTTAGAGCTTTAAGATCGTCCCAGTAGATCTTTTTTACCTGACCGTATGTGGGGGCTGCTGCGAAATATAACCCTTCGACAGCCATTGCTCTTTTGACTAGGAAACGCTTGAACCTTTCACTCTTGCCTGATCTTCGACCAGCAGCAACAACAGGGAAACGGACACCGTTGTCAACAGCTTTGACTAGCTCTAGTTGGACTGGGTGATCAATTAATTTATACCATCGTGCGACCTGACGTTCGAGTATAAGTTCAAGTCGGGTCTTTTTGGGTTCGTCTGTAATGACACTTTCATTCATTAAGAATTCTCGATACGTGAGCTGGGTAACAACAATGAGGTGTTGGAGGTAAACCTAGTTGCTGGTGGGGAGTATAGCATGTCTGTGGGGGAGGGATATAAGGGAATGCTTATATATAGGTGGAGGGGGGGTTGAAGGGTGGTTGAGAATAAATATTTCCGATATCGGAT